TAGTTTATGGATTGCCATAGCCCTCAAGCGAGGGGGTAATAGATATTCCTCCACCTCTTTCTGTGCTTCCAGTGCCGTTATGTATGTAGCCACATTTGGGGAGCGTGATAGCTTACTTGCTTCTACTCCAGCAGTCTCTCTCTTGCCCTTAGTGTTATACGCTCTTCGGTAGGCTTCGCTCTTATTCCCAGTAGCCACGACCTGTTCAGCAAATGCCTTTTGTTTCTTGGTGAGTTTGATCCCTTGCTTACTCTGAGAGCCTAAAATGATGGTCTCAATCGGCACTGCTTTCATGCCTTCAGCTATCTCTTTCTTGGTTAGTCTTCTCTTGGTGTTAGGCATAGTATTAGGTGGGTATATTTATACCCTCCAAGTATAGGACAGTTCTTACTGGGACATCAATAGTCTTCTCTTCTCTACTCTTATCTCTCTCTACTGGAGCAGTCATCACACTGTTCCGCTTCGCTCTTTAACCCTAACACTGTTAAGGTGAGACCGCCTTTTAAGTTAATAGTGCCTGTTTTTAACTTTATAGAGCGCATCAGAGAGCCATGCTTTCCATTTTTATGAGCCTTGATACACGAGCAAGGCACTTCTCAGCTGTATCAATCGCCTTGAAAGCCTTATTCTATATAGGGGTCAAAAATAATTAAAAAAAAGTTGTGCAAGTCAAGTTTTTTGGATTATCATTTAATCTCATTCACTAGATGAATGAATAAACAAACCACCTACTAGGAGAAATACATGGAAAGAATTGAGACACTGGCAGACACCATAGCCTTATGGGATAAGCAAATGGATGAAGAGCAGATGATTGGCTTTGTTCGTCTCCATGCCAATACCAATTACAACAATGGTTGGGATGTAATCGTTGAGTGTTGGGCAGATGGAGACATCCTTGAGTATCTATCTGAATCCCAGTTCGATATGGCTAAGACACTGAAAGCCATTCAGGACTGGATTGATCTACGGGCTGAGATGGAAGATAACTGCCGATTCTAGTCAAACTGATGAGTCTTCAATAGACGAAACCCCGTAAGGGGTCTTTGACAAACTGCTAGGAGTTCAAATTGGAAACACAAACTGTAAAGAAAACAATCGACTTATCCCAGTTCTATGGCACTGAGTCGTATCACCGCACTAACCTGTTTACACCTAAGTTGGTTCACACCGATGGGGTTCAATACTTTGCCGATCAAGGTGGTTGCTACTGGTTCTTGGATATCGTTGCCAGTGAATACTATCCACTGTTAGCTAAAGAGCCACTGCTCTCCATCCAGTTAGCCGTTGAGGATGGTAAAGCAGATATCTGCGTGGAAGACGGGGATTGCAACATCATCAAGCAAAAGCATATTGCCCTAACCGATTGCCCTGATGGGATGTATCGGTTCTTCCTTACGGACAATGTTCTGATGCTTACTTCGGAGTATTGATCATGGCAGACTTGATTGACACGATGACAGTCAAGTCTCCCCTCTTCCTTGAGGGAAGTTGGGGAGAGCGAGACATTGGCACACACGAATCCACACTGGAGTTGTATTTCAACAATGACAACACTGGGTTTATCGAATGGGACATTCCTGATGTTGCCTTTGAATACATTGGTCTTTGGTTCGATATCGACAAAGATGGAAAACGCTCCCTATCTGAATACGATGGGGTTATGAGTCTCAATGACCATGCAATAGCACTGCTCCGCAAAAACGGAGTGGAAGTAGGAAAGGACTTCGAATAATGTTCCCCAAGCATGACTGGTTAGTAAACACCATATTGGTCGTTGCTTGGGCATACATAGCCTTTTATGTATTCCCACAAGCAATTTATCTTTTTATCAAAACTGGAGGGTTTTAACATGGGATGGACTGGGACACAATGCTTTTTCAAAATCAGTCGCAAAGACTTTTTGATCAAAGAATTTACGCAAGAAAACGATACCCACAAATGGTGGCTAACCAATATCTCGATGCGTGGCAACACCGCATATTGCATTAGTTGGCAAGAGGAGAAAGCCACTGGGATCAAACACCATGAGGGCATGGTTATCCTGACGGAGAAACGCAGAGAAGATCCTGATTGGATCTATTACAAGAATATGGGGGAGACTGTATTGCCCTATTACTTTGACGCTCCTAAGAGCCTTATCACGACTCTAAACGCACTAGGAGAGCCATACAACGATAACGCTAAACAATGGCGGGAGCGATGCTTGGCAAATGCCAGTGTCAAAAAGCCAAAGTTGAAGTTTGGGGATGTTGTGAAGTTTGCCCATCCGATGTCATTCTCATTTCCTACTGGGAGGGTTGAAGAGGACACCTTTACCTATGTTGAATACGGGACAAAGAGAAATGTATTCAAGACCAGTCAAGGGAATCTTTGCCGTATATCAAAGTTAGCCAATAGGGAATTTACAGTTCTATCAAACTGATGAGCCAAGAGTAATGGCGAAACTGGAGAGATCCAGTCTTTGATTAACTGCTAGGAGAATTAACATGGGTTTAGATATGTATTTAACCGCTAAGAAATACCTTTGGTCTGATGCCGATAAGGAGTTGTCTGCCAAGATCAATGAAGCTATTGGAGTAGAGCCTGACTTTGAGAAACGATTTAATGGTTCAAGTTTGGTTGCTAAAGAGATATCACTGGATGCGATGTATTGGAGAAAAGCCAATGCCATTCATGGATGGTTCGTCAATGTTGTTCAGGATGGTGAGGATAACTGCCGAGAATATGAGGTAGATCGAGAACAGTTGGAGACACTACGAGACTTGTGCAAAGACATCCTTGAGCATCCTGATGCTGAAAGAGAGACCGACTTAGAGCCGACTGAGGGATTCTTCTTTGGTTCTTACAAAAAAGACGAATGGTATTACGAAGACCTGAAGAACACTGTTGAGGGGTTGGATAAGGTCTTGGCATTACCTGACGAGTATTCATTTAGCTATCAAGCCAGTTGGTAAGGAGAGAGCCATGCAAAACATATGCGAAGACGGATATCAGGGCAATCACGATCCAGTATTAGATGAGTTTGGATTAGATGCTTACGAGCAGATTCAAATGAATTATGAGTCTCTTGACAATGGATCAGTGGTTGTCAATTTTGATGTATGGGACACCGAGAATGACCAAGTTGTAAAGCAAGGGGGTTATGTCATGGTGCGTAAAGACGAAGATGACAAAGTGTTTGCCGTTGTCGTTATTGATGCCAATGGCGATAAGGTTGCAGAGGTTCATTTGCCATTTAACTTTTTGGAGTGCTGATATGCCAAAAATGCACATTAAAGCGTATGAGGTTCTTATCAAATCAGAATGGTATGAAGAGCCTACCTATGTCTTATTGGGAGTAGATGAAGAGGGTCATCCTGATTATGCCGTTTGGGAGTGTTGGGCAGACGAAAAGATTTACTTTTATTTGTCTCCCGATGAAATGGCTAATCTCAAAGTTGGGGATGTTCTTAACGATGGCGAGGATTTTACGATCCTTGAGATTGATCCTGAGCCGACTATTTACGAAGTTGAATATGACTTGGAGGAAGCATGAATATATTTATTGTGAAATCGTATGGTGCATTTAACGGCTATACAAACTTGAAAGCCTTTGATTGTGAATCAGAAGCAGAGGACTATGCCAAAAAAGTTGAAAGCCACATACCGCCTGAAATATTGGCAAATGGTGAAGAGTTTGTTGAAGTTGAGCCACTTACATTGGAGGTCGTATGAAAGAGATTAAAGACTATGACAAATACTGGAATGACGAAGCTAAGAAACTATTGCTTCACAAACGCATTGTCAATGTTCGGTATTTAACGCAACAAGAGACTGAAGACATGGGTTGGCATGAAAGGGTTGTTGCCTTTCAAACGCATGACGGATTGTGGTTTTTCCCCAGTTGTGATGATGAGGGAAACAGTGGAGGTGCGTTGTTTACTTCCGATGAAAAACAAGGTTGTTTACCAGTGATGAGGTAATCATGCCCAAATACATTATCAGGGCTGAGACCAATGTGATGTATGAGAGGGTTATAGAAGCCACCAGTGAAGCCGATGCTTGGGAAAAGGGCAAAGCCTTACCTGAGTGCGACTTTCACTGCGTGGGCGAATATGACCATGTTGTTTACGATGTAGAACAAACCGATGACGATGAGGATATCGAATGAAAAATGTTTACTTAGTTGAGACCAGTGAGACTTGTTTGGTTCACAAGCAATACTCCGTATGTGCTTACACGATGGAGCAAGCCAAAGACATGGTGTTGCGTGGGGATCTATATGACTCAGGCGAGCAAATAGATCATTGGATCACCGATGATCTTGAAGTGAATGAAATAACCAGTATCAAACACTCAAGAGTCGTGGAGGAAGACTGATGGCATTTGAAGTTCAACACTACACCCTGTGCGATGGATGGATTAACTGTTGGTCGGAGGAGGATGAGAACGGGGTAATGATCCCCTCCATTTATAGGACATATACCGAAGCCCTAGATGCCTTGAATGAATTTCTTGAAGATGAGTTGATGGAATTTAACGCTGGCAATATTGATTCGATGTATGAATTAGACGAGTTCAGAATAATGGAGATTTTTT